AAGACCTAGAAGCAAAGAGTTTAATTTGATTGGATGCGGACAGCACCTTAACGAAGTAAACGCCCTCAGAGAGTCCTACAAGCGTGTCTGAGGATGCTTTATAGAAGACTTCATCACCAGTTACGAAGGGAACTGGTGATGCAAAAGAGATAATGCTGTATTTTTGTGTTGACGCACTAAATCCTTGAAGAGCACTGCCAGCAGCAGACGCAAGAGTTGCACTCAGAGCAGTCTCACTAATGTCATATGAAGGTAAGGAGTTTGAAGCAACGTATGCATGAGTATCATCCGTATATACATTCTGAACATCAGTCGTGACGGTGTTATCGCCATAGAACAATGAAGTGCCGCTACTGGTAGCGGTTTCAACTTTTCTTCTAATTGTGTAGATTGTTGTGGAATTAGCAGTAAATCCTACAAGGTTGTCAAGTGTGATTTGCTTGTTTACAGCACTAACTGTAGCGACTACAGCGTTCGCATGGAGAACAGTTTCCGTAGATCCACTTAGAATATCTACAGTATCTCCGACTTTAAGGCTAGATTCATCAATTTCACTCTTCAATTGAACTGTGGCACCATTGATGCTTTCTACATCAAATCTACAACTTGTGTTGTAAATCCAACTATTAGCAAATATTTGCTTATCAGTTTTATTGAGTTCTGGATTTTTGATTCTTTCACCAATATTTTTAACGAATATCTTTTGTCCTTCGTTAGACAATAAGATATCATTCGTCGCTTTAAATTTAGAAAGAACACCACCAATACGAACTTCTACTTTCTTGGAAATATCACCATCTTCATAACCAATGTAGACTTCATCAGTTCTAAGTTCGGTTGATGGGGGAATTGCAGTGCCAATTCCACTACATCCAAGAAACTGGTTTACAGTTTTATCTGTATATTCAATTGTGTTTCTTCCAGAAATAATCTTTCCAGTTTGAGCAAACCCGACTGTAGAATCAACAGTTACTACAGAAGCACCAACACTGACTGTGTTTGCTACTGTGGTAGCAGGTTGTACTTTAAATGTTCCCTCAATGAGATCTCTATCATCAAAACCTACAAACAATCCAAGTTTATAGTATGTACTGATTCCAGAACGTGTGAAAATTTCTACTTCTGATACTGAAGCTTGAGTTGCACTGTCAGTAGATTTTCTGATTGTTTGCCCAACTAACTTGTTTGGATCACCAGAAACTCTCTCAACAACAACCTCTTCTCTTCTTCTAAACTTTGCTGTTGATGGTTTTACCAGATAATCTTCTAAATCAATTACCTTTGGATCAACACCATAAAGAACTTTAAAGAGAATCTTGAAAGAATCCTCTGTTCCTTTTGATTCGTATAAACTTCTTATCTCCTTGACAAAGTTATTAACATCTAAATCATCTACAAAATCAACATCTTCAAGACCAGGAGCAAAAGAATACTTTAACTTTCTATAAAACTCCTTAAGGAAAAGGGCACTAAGGTTCTGTACCGTAGAACCATTGGCGTGAACCTGCTCAGAGGTGTCGCTGAATACTAATTCTTCTGGATCAAGAGAAGAACGATAAGAAGAAATACCACTAAAACCTCTAATACATCCTGTAAAAGAGGTTGCAGTTTTTCCAGTATATGTTATAATTTCATCACCGATCTTAAACAGACCGTACTCATCAGGAAATCCTTTCGTTGTAGAAACCTGAACTGTATCGGCAGTAGAGGAAATTCCAGCAGTCAAACTGGTGTATCCAGTGACAACTTCTGGTGTAAGGTTGTCAAATTTGAGATACTGGTCTAAGTTCTCAACAATATCAGTAGTACCGCCCTGATGTTCTTGAGAAATATAATATTGCTTCAGAAAGTCAATAGATTTTGGACTTTCGGATCTAAGAAATTCGGGTAACTGACTTTCAATTACTTGTTGAACTTTTACCCTTCTTTCAAAGCCTGTTTGTATCATTCTTATCCTCTCTTAAGTTCTCCGTTTAGATAACTTGAAGTAACTTTATAACCGACGCCAGAGATCTGTTCGCCAGATGTAATAGTATCTTTAATCATATTTATCTCACTATCAGCAACCGAGAAAGATAGGTAAAGGTCCTTCAAACCGATAACATCATTTGAATCAGGGACTGCCTGAATTTCTACAATGCTATTTTCTTTGACTGTTGAGGAGAATGTGATCGTATTCAGTAATATCTCACCCTTCACATAATCAACTGTTCCTGCTGACTTAATAACAACCTCATATTCACCTTCATCATTCCTTTCTTTAACTACAGAAATAACTCCTTTACCATTTTCTCCTGGAGTATCAGTAAAATAGAATGTTCCACTTCTTCCAGAGAGTCCAAATCCTGTGCTCTTAATGTTAAATCCATTTTTATCCATACGGAACTTATTTCCGTAGCAAAGTTCATACTGAGCAGAAGTATTAATCAAAGTTTTTAGATTTCTTCTAATTCTAACTCTTGTAATGTTAGAAGTAATTGCACTATCAGTGCTATCAATGGTTTGACACAATTTACTGTACTTGAAGCGTCCACCAAACTGATTAATGTTTGCTGTGGCAAAAGTATTCAGTGTTGACGAAACTTTTGACTTCAAATCGTTGACATTTGATACTTTTGCGTTGTTATAGTAGACTGCAGAGTCAATTTCAACAAAAAGTACCTTAAGATCAACAATTTTTTGGTTTATACCCGATAAAGAGTAATTTTTGAGTTTTGTAGCGATTGATTCTTTATCAAAATCCGAAACAAAGTCACCATTTTTGGGTTTGATGCTAATAATTACGTTTCCGAACTCGGGTGGGTCCAATTCTTCGCCACCAACAACCGAAACGGACTCAGTATTTGGGTAAATTGACTGAATTATTGCCTCATAGTCGCGAGCAGTGACTGCACGGTACTGTGAGGAGTAAATTCTTGGTGCAAAATACTTAATTGAATCAATACTTTCAATTTCTCCACCATTTTGTGCTTTTGAAGTGGTTGAAATCGTAACATCACTACTTGGAACAATCACATTTCCAAGATTATCAGTAACTCTTCCAGAATATGCGAAATTTTTCGCTCCATTTCCATCAATACCGTCTGTAGTGATGTAAGAAACGGTAATTATTGCACCATTTTCTAATTTTTTACCAAAATATCCGTCACCAAAGAGAAGTTCATACCTTTCGTCTTGAACTTCTTGTAAAAGATAGATTTCAGAGTTCTTATTCAGGTTTAAAATGTTCTGGGCAAGTTCATATTCTCTTCCTTCACCAGAATCAGATGCTCCCTTGACTTTCACAACGATTGTTGAGGTATCAATGAAGGGATTTTGTAAAATAAAGCGTTGATCTAACGACCCATCAACGACAAATTGTTTTTTTAGATAAGTTCCTTGACAAACATCAAGGTCATTGAACTTAGCAGTTCCAGAATTGATTGTAGTGGTGACATCTTCTGGAACTGAGAAGACAAATTGACTCTCATTGACGCTTCCTACGCACACCAGACCCGCCTCTAAGGTCATTGTAGGTGATGTGCTTGTGGTTTGTACCGTCAGATTAACACGCGCCTTAGCGGCGCTTCTGGAGCGAGGTACATAACCAATATTTCTTGCCAAAGAAACAACATTTTCTCTCAAAGTTGCCGAATCCAAGAAGGATTCGTTCACAATCATGTTTGAGTTATAGGCAGTGATGTAAGTATTATACGCTAACGTGTCAATTAAGACAGAAAAATTAGATCCCTCAAAATCAAAGTCCGTAAACGTAGAGTTTGCACGGAGATAGTCTTTGATTTGGGACCTAATTTGGTCAAAATCTAGATTTGTAAATTTAGTAAAAGGCATATTACCTTGTTGCCTCTAGCAAAAATGAAAATTCTTGAGTAGGAAAGTCCTGACCAACAATATCATAAAAGATAGTAACATTAAATGTGTTATTATCTGGTTGAGGATCTACATCAACCTGCACATTTGCAACTCTAGGTTCAAAATTATCAATTGTGGTGATGATTTGCTCTTCAATTACGCCCGCAGTGGCAAAATCAACAAAATCAAAAAGACTTGCCCGTACATCAGACCCCAAAATTGGTTGAAAAAACCTTTCTGTAGGGATCGTCTGTACTAAATTTTGAACAGATCGCGTGATTGCTCTTGCGTTCTTCAAAATTGGCAAGTCTTTTGTCACAGGATGTGGGTCAAAAGACAGACTTATGTCTCTAAATGCTCTTGATTCCCGTGAAATTGCCATTGGTCAGTAGTTTTCTTGACTTTATTTATGGTAGCAGGGTCACCATAAACTTCCTGAATCACTCTTTCCTCTGGATCTTCTGTTTTATGCGGTTTTGACCAATAATCTGACATGATATTTGGTGCACCCCACAGTTCTTTCATATCTTCTGCTGACATTTTAGTCCTCTTCGGGTGATTCATTGTATTTATTTTCGCGCTCGTCTGCCGTTTTCCAGAAGTATTCATCCTCACGACCCATACCGAGACGCTTATAACCATTTTCAACCTGATAATACTGAGTAGAAACCTTAAAATCGGGCATTTTAGGTTCTACAGGTGTCAGACTATTATCAAAGATACGTAATCTATTATTTGGATAGAGAGCATACTGCCCATTTTCAAGTTCAATTAGGTTATGAGACTTGTGTTCGGCAGGATTTTCACTGGTCGCCCAGTCTACGTAGTCTGGATCATGATGATAGTTGTCAATTGTACAGACATAAGTCCCCTTGACATTACCATGATCGCGAGTGTAACACTCAAAATCCATTGAACCAATGAATTTCTTGTCTACACTGACGACACCATAGTCCATACAGTTCCAAAACTGTAGGTTAGGGAGGTCCATATCAGGCGTAGGAGTCTCTGGATCCGAGACAAACGCACTAATTGGCAATTTATCATACATTGCCGCGTATTCTGGTAAGTAAGTTTCAAAATAAAAAGCGCGTCCAGGTATGGATTTAACCGATACCCAAACGCCCTTTACAAACTCACCATGTCCAGACTGATGATCCGTCAAATATTCTTTACGGACCCATACTTCCTGGGAAGGAAGATTAGCAATCAAGCAAGCCATGTGGTCTTTACAAATCTAAACTATGTATTATCGTCCTTGACCGCGATATGCTTTCTTCTTGTTATTACGAGAAGTCGCGGCGTACTTTGTATTCTTTCCCGATCCTTGACGAGACTTCTTCGGTTTTCCGGGCATAAACCCGTCTTTGACGACACCGACTTTAGAACGCATTGCCATTAAGAATAATCTCCAAAAACTTTAGTTTCAATGTCCGAGGGACGCGGACGACCTGTCTGATAGTATTCTACCGCCAGGTCATCCATAATATCAAAATACTCTTCCTCTGTCAAGTTCTTGAACTTAGTCTCTCCCTTGATGAGGATTGTGTACTTGTCAGCCATAATCAGATAATACGAGATTTCTCGTGACCAACTCTGATGTTAGGATCACACCAAATCTCATATCCTGCTTCGATAGCATCTAGACAGAATGACACATCTTCTCCACACATGTCCTGAACTTCACCACTCTCAAAGACTTGCATCTTCGGAGCGAACCATGGATACTTGATCTTTTCGTTTTCGAAAACACCATGTTTGATGAGCAACCATCCGAAACCTGCATAATCAACTGTGAATGGTTTCTTACGCTTACTGATGGTCTCTAAGGTTTCGTGATTCATCACTCCACCATTACTACGGAAGTCATCTTCATCCATCCAGTGTGCTACAGAGGTTGTCTGTCCATCCTCAGTACAATACCAACCAGATGCGATGTCCTTGTCCATCAGAACCAATTGAAGGAACTTCTCTGTGTTAAAGACAATATCACTGTCAATCCACAGTTGCCAGTCATACTTTAGTTTTCCATCCCAGGGAATCTGATCAGGTCCACGCAGTACGTTTGCTCCAAGACACTTACAACGTGCGAAGTTCACCATGGAACTATAATCTTGAGAGATCTGAATACTACCTCCCATTTGTACA